TCACCGCCCAGGAGGCCATCCAGTTCGGTCTGGCCGACAAGACCACCGAGCAGCTCGCCATGGCCGCCTGCTGGCATCCTCGGGCCGTGACCAAGACCGCCCCTGAAACCGTCCGAAGCAACCTCCGGCGAGGCCTCGAGCAGTATGCCGAAGGCCTGGCCGGTGATGGCCTCGAGAAGCAAACCGTCCTGGACGCCGAGGCCCTGGTGGCCGGTGAGGCGCCCACCGAGGACAAGATCCGCACAGCCAACGCCTGGTGGGGACGCAATGAGCGCTTCCTTGAGGCCGAAGCCAACACCCCGGCCGACGTGGCCGCTAACCTCTGGGGAGGTGCCGCCGGCCGTGACTGGTTCAAAGCGCTTTATGCCCAGCTCGAAGTCGAGGAGGGCGAAACCACAGACAAAACACTTTCGACCGGCAGCACTAACGCTGCCGACGATGGCGCGACAACCGCGCCGACATCACAGCAGACACCACACAACATGACTGATTCCAACACCGTGGTGGCGGCCGCTCCTAGTGCGCCGACCGCCCTCGACATCGACGCCATCGTAGCCAAGGCCGTGGCCGCTGCCATAAGCGCCAAGACCATCACCGCCGCCCCTGCACCGGAGCCCGTCGCCCCGGTCCGCATCGAGAACCTCGGCAATGCACTGCTCGAGAAGCATCGAGGCTTTCAGGCCGGCAATGACCGCCGCAAGTTCTTGGTGGCCAACCACTCCGAGCTGTTGCGCCAGAGCGCCATCCACGCCCCCCAGAACGCCAACACGTTCGCCTCGGGCCTGGTTGTCGATTATCTCGCCGACGCAGTGATCACCGTGGCCGCCACTCGTTTGGCCCTGGTCTCTGCTTTCAGCCGCAACGTCGGCCTGGACAACCTCCGGCCCCGCGCCTCGGTTCAGGTCAAGAAGTACACCACCGGCACCGCTGCCCAGACCAACCCGACCTCCTGGGAAACCAACAACGACAGCACGCTGGCCGCCACCGCGGTCACCGTGAACCAGATCTCGAAGAACTTTACGGTAACCCAGCAGGAGCTTAACCAGGGCTTCATGTTGTCCGACCTGGCTGCCGGTTCTGCCGACCTGTTTGCCTACGGCATCAGCGACGTGCTGACCGCCCTGATGGTCTCTGGCAACTACGGCGCCGCGACTGTTATCGGCACCGCGGCCAACTTCGACACCTCGGATCTGCCTGCGATCCTCGCCCTGGCGAAGAACTACCGCAGCAAGAACCTCATCCTGGACGGTGGCCACATCGCTCGCCTCCAGTTCTCTGCCGCCAGCAACACCTTCCCCGACAGCCGCCTGGAGCTGCTGGCGAACGGCCGGTTCGGCTTCGACGTGGTCGCCGAGAACAACCGCTGGACCTCTGCCGAGACCAACACCGCCGGCTTCGTCTGCGGCCCTGATGCCATCGCCATCGCCTCCGGCCTGCCGGTCGGTATGATCGCCGGCGAGTTCCTCGAGCAGCGCGCCGTCACCACCGCCAACGGCCTGAGCTGCCTGCTCTCCGTCTGGTACAGCCGCGCTTCCCGCGCTCACATGGCGTCCTACGACATCATGTTCGGCGCCGCGGCCGCGGACACGACCCAGGCCGAAGTTCTGGTCACCGCTTAAGGTTACCCATGAGAATCGCCACAACCATCTCGGTGGACCGAAACGACAAGGCTAAGATTGTCGCCGGCCCCGAAGTCGATGCGTCACTCCAGCGCACTGCCTTCAACACCGCGACCATCCCCGAAGGAGGCAAGCTCATCCTGTGGATACAGGGAGCCCTGGCACCGAAGATCCGCAAAGGTTAAACAACCAAAACTGGGAGGGTCACTGGATACGCTAGTGACCCTCCCTTTAACCGAAACACAATTTTATGGCCGTTCAAGCAGACATCTCCACAGAGTACAGCATGGGCCGAGAAGGCTTCGCGCTGGTGACTACAACCGCCGCTCAGACCGGCAACTGGTCTGGCTTGATTCCGACCGAGCCGACGGTGTTCACTTCCATTACGGGATTTGGAATATCCGGCACTTGGACCTCCAAGACCATTCCTGCTGGCTTCCCGCTGGTGGGCAACATCACTGGCTTTCAAATCTCATCCGGTTCTGTCGTAGCGTTTAACGCCCGAGCCTAAATGATCTCACTCGGCATAGCACTCAATCGGTTGTTTGCCGGTCAAGCCGGTGGCACCGATGCGCCGGTGCTGCGTCGAGATGTTCTGCGGGAAGACGAGGGCTTCCTGTGGCAGGAAGACGGAACCTCAAAGCTGGTTATTACACTTGGCACTTTCGATTCTCTGTTGCGAGAAGACGCTGGTTTTCTGCAACAGGAAGACCTTTTCAAACTCGCAATCCAATCCAACTGACCTATGGCAGACTCAAAGATTACAGCACTTGGCAATCTAACGGCAGCCGATCCGGTGAACGACATGTTTCCGATCGTCGATGTCAATGACTTCACAATGGCCGCATCTGGTACGACAAAACGTATCAGCGTCAACAATCTGCTCTCATCCTCTCCAACCGCGAGTGGAGCATTGACTGTCACCGGACTCGTTACCGCTGGCTCCGCCACCATCACCGGCGCGGCTACGGTGGGTACGACGCTGGGGGTGACTGGTGTTTCGACGTTTGCTGCTGGCACACTGTTGCTTCCTGCTCTTACTACGACGGGAGATACGAACACCGGAATCTACTTTCCAGCGGCAGACACGTTTGCTGTCACTACGGGAGGCGCTGAGCGTTATCGTGTAGACTCCTCCGGCAACGTCGGCGTGGGGCTTACGCCGCGAGCAAAGCTTGATGTAAATGGTGGCCTTTTGGTCAACAACTACACCACATCGACCAATTACGCTCCTTTAAGCGTAACAACGGCTTCGACAATCACCACGCCAAGCACATTTACAAATGCCATCAACATTTGGAACCCAACCACAGTTGGAGCTTATTCAAACATTACTTTTGGATACAACGCTCTTGGTCTGACAAACGCTCCCGCTTACATTGGTTTTGTATCTACCACTTCCACTTCCGGTGGTTTTGGTGATTTGGTATTTGGAACTAGATCCGTAGGCACAGACACAGCGGCGACAGAGCGTGTTAGGATCGATAGCGTGGGCAACGTCGGCGTGGGGGTTAGTCCCGGTGTAAAACTCGATGTTCTATCAGCTTCCGCTGAAGGAACGATTCGACTGACCTCAACGATTGATGGCTCCACCGCATCACCTAAAGGATCATCGTTATCATTCAGAAGCGGTTCCTCTAGTACAGAAACAGCAAGAATTGCTTCTTTTAATCGGTTTTCCAATGTTAACGGCGGCGACTTGGTGTTTTCTACTGCGGACAGTTCTCAGGTATTACAGACGCGAGCCACTATTGATTCTAGTGGTAATTTGCTGATGGGGACGGCTACTGCAAACTACGCAAACACAAACGGATTTCTTGTTGCTCTACCAACTGATGCTACATACATTTCAGTTGGACATAGCACCGGAACTTCAACAGGATCGTTTTATTGTTCTTTTGGATACAATGGAACTCAAATCGGTTCCATTACACAAAACGGAACGACTGGTGTTCTTTACAACATTGTTTCAGATTATCGCCTGAAGGAATCCGTTAAACCGCTCAACGGTTGTCTTGCTCGCGTCAATGCGCTCAAGCCGTCGATCTACAACTGGAAATCTGACGGTTCTTCTGGCGAAGGTTTCTTAGCCCACGAACTCGCTGAAGTGGTTCCGTTTGCAGTCTCTGGCGAGAAGGATGCCGTGAACACCGATGGTTCGATCAAATCACAGGGCATTGATATGTCCCGCATCGTTCCCATCTTGGTTGCCGCCATCCAAGAACTCACCGCTGAAGTCAACGCTCTGAAGAACGCCTAATATGAACATCTCTTGGATCATCGAACGCCTTCTCGTTAAGCCGACCGAAGGCTCTGAAACGAATGTCGTAATCACCGCCGATTGGCGTTGCAACGGCACCGACGAAACCTACAGCGGCACCTGCTACGGCTCATGCTCGTTCCAACCGCCGAGTGGTGAGTTCACGCCATACGAGGATCTGACCGAAGCGCAGGTCTTAAACTGGTGCTATGCCAATGGAGTCGATAAGACCGCTATCGAAGCGAACGTCTCGTTGCAGATCGAGAATCAGATCAATCCGCCCGTCGTGACGCTTCCGTTGCCGTGGGTGCCGGTGCCGCCTCCGGTTAAGGTTGCGGAGCCTGTGGTTATCGCTGACGCTCCCTCCGCATGATCAAGATCGAACTCAGCACCGAGCAGGTAAATAGCCTCCTCCAACTCATCGACATTGCCATTAAGGCCGGTGGCTATCAGAACGCTAAGGTTGGCGTTCCTCTGGCAGACATCATCCTCAACGCAGCACAGCCTAAATCCGAGTAATGGAACCAACGAACAGCAGCACCAGCCCTGGACTCAGCCTAGCAGCAGCGGCAGGTGCCACCGCTGTTTCGTTTATTCCGTGGCTTACCGACTGGGTTCAGCTTATCACCGCGCTGATAGGCTTACTTTGTGCCTGTTACGGAGCATATCGATTATTCCGCTCTAAATGAAAAACACGAAAACAACTCTCGCTGGTGTTGGTGCAATCCTCGTCGCTGTTGGTGGGGCTCTCAAGGCCCTGTTCGACGGTGACCCGACAACCAACCTCGACCTGACTACTACTATCGCCGCGGTCACTGCTGGTATCGGCCTGATCTGGGCCAAGGATGCCAAGGAAGTTACCGAGCCGAAGCCGTGAATTGGATCTACCAGATCCTTCGGGCAATCCTCGACTTCCTACGAGCAACACCACCCACCGATGTGCAACATGGCAAAGCTCCCGAGGCCCTCAAGAGCGATCTGGATGGCCGCATTGCTGACCTGCCTGGGCTGCCAGGTGACCCGGGTGGTCCTAGTGCCAAGCGGTGATCCGGTGATGCTGGCGCAGCCGGTAAAGGCCAGCGTCTATGCTTTCGATGCCGACAAGAAGCTGGTCGGGCCTTCCCGGGTGACCCTCCCGGCCGGCTGGTACGTCCTACCCAAGAAATAATATGGCTCAACAAACGATCAACATCGGCACCATCGCCAACGACAACACCGGGGACACCCTCCGCGGCGCCGGCGAGAAGATAAACGACAACTTCACCGAGCTATATGCCGCCCTGCCGCTGGTCACACCTACGACCTGGGTGCCGACTCTCATCGACTCCGGCGGTGGACGCACCTTCGCCATCACCACCAACACCGCGCGGCACACCACCATCGGATGTGTTACTACCTTCACCGCGGACGTCACCGTCAACTCGGTGACCGGATCCGCTACTGGCAACCTCCGGCTGTCGCTGCCCGACCCCGTCACCTACGAGGCCGCCGCCGCGGTGTGGCTGACCAATGCGACCAACCAGTCCAAGACCGCCATCATCGCCAGGCTAATCGCCGGCACCAGCTACCTCGAGCTGTCGCACTTTGAGAACGGAGCCGCCGATAGCCTAGCCCCCCATCTCCAGGCCACCAGCCGGCTGATAGTCTCTGGCACTTACTTCACCACCTGATGACCACCATCGGATCCAGTCTCCAGCAGGGCATGGCGGTGCTCCAGCAGATGCTAGGGGCGCCGATGTTCATCTGGCAGGGGACGTCGATCCGATGCATCCCGGCA